CTTATTTAAACCATACATATCTTGAGAAGTCGCTGGATCCAGATATGGATCCAGATAGAAGGATTCTATATACGATCTGGCATCTCAGAAATACTTTACGCATACAAAGTTCCGAAGAAAGAGAATCTGTGATAAGGGTATTTAAAGTAATAGAAATCTATCCAGTCGAGCCAGTGGACGATGAGAGAGATGACCGATCATGAAACACTTAAAATATTAATTCTGTTATTGTTTCTTATATACATACTGCATGTAAAAAGATGATGAAATGAAATATCTTAATGAGGCAATCATGAGATTTATAGCTAGCATAGTTTTGACTCTTCTACTCATGACTAGTTGCTCTTGGCTTAACTCGAAGTTGGGTTTGGAGCCGGATAACAAGTACGAAGAATTTATTGAAGATGTTATCGAGATGAAGACTGGCGTACCAATTGATCTAACCCATGAATCTCCAGAGTCTGATGAATGATTACATTATCAAAACTAAAGAGTGTCTTCACTGCTTTAAGGTAAAGCCGCTTTACGAGTTCAATCGTTTACGTACTTCTTTCGATGGACTAAACGCAAGATGCAGACTTTGTGTATTAGAAATTAAGCAGCCCTCAGAGATTGAGCTACTACGGAGAACAGCCCCTAGGTCTTCTGAAAGCTGGAAGATGTGATTAAGATCCCTTGATCCCATAGACTTTGAAATGTCCAGTGCTTATATTTCCACTACTCATATAAAATTGTATCCCAGTCAGAGATTCTGCAATATTATAATATCCACCACCTGTGTAATTCCAAAGACTTGTTGAATCAGCAAAATTATGGATCTGCCATTGCATGCCCGTGAATACAGACGAATCTGCTGGTCTATAAACCCACATGCTTAAATTTACATATTGAGTAGCGGAATTGCTTAGATTATCTTTTAGACGTATAGCATCTTTTCCATAGAAAGCATCTTCATCCTGGTAAATAGTCCCGTAGCTACCATTGTAATTTCCATAATATTTTGACCAGCTTTCCCAACTTGCTCCATTATCATTTGAAACTTTCAGTCTAAATGAATGTCCGTGGTCTACTGGCAAAAACTTTGTAATTACTATGTGATAAATATTGTAAGTCGAAGAGAAAACACTGTCAAAGTCAATGCTAGAACTAGCCGATGCACTGTCAGATCCAACCTCAACCCAAAGTCCAGCACCACCACCACTTGCATCTTCAAACGTAGGTAATGCACCTGCACCATTAGAAGTAAGAACCTGGTTTGCTGTTCCTACTGAAGCAATAGACTGTTCAGCACCACTAGTTGTGGTACCTCCGCAAGTCACTGCATATGCGGTGTTAGTTGATCTTCCTGTTCCACCGAGAGATACTTCTACGGGGATATCGCTTCCCCAACTATTTCGAGTCATTTTATATTCCTATACTATTGTAAAGTTACCCTGGGAACTCTGAACTACCCACTCATCATCGGCCGTAATGCATCTGATATTGATAGGTGCGTATTGTTCTGTAGATGTAATGCTGCCTCCGACACCTGTTGTGGTATCAAATGCAGGGGCTAGAAAGTGAATCACTTGGTCAGCATTCTGGGCAATCTTATAGAACCCAGCACCCTTTCCAAGAATCTGAATCTGATCACCAATAGCTGCTGTCGTGGGAAGTGTTAAAGTAATCAGTGCTGCATTATTCATAATATATCCGTATCCAACATCTGCTGAAACGGACGTTGAAACGATCTCTTGCCAGATCAGGGTTCCACTAGTAGATGGTGCCCATTCAGGTAGTCCACTAGCACTTACCGTAAAGACATCATCTAAAGACCCTATTGCTAGTTTCTCCAGTGAGTCAGTAGCATCAGCATATAAAGTGTCACCTTTGACATAGGTAGTCTGGTTGGTACCGCCAAGAGTTTCTATCACCGGAACTGTAAGAGCTATATTCGGTGCCCCTGCTACTCCGTCACCATTCGTAACGGTAATACCAGAAGTACCCGTAATCGTTCGCGCTACCCATGTACTCGTATTCGTTCGAGCCATCATCCCAGTAGTAGCCAATGCCTCTAAAGCAGCAAGGTCGTCTGCTAGAGCAAAGGTTACGCTCCCAGCTCCCTCAGTAATTGTAATACCTGCTGCTGGAGCTGTAAGAGTACCAAGTACCGGATCAACACCTGTGCTACCAATCAGTAGCTGCCCATTTGTAGGCTGTGCGGTGACCGTCACGGCACTTGTGCCACTGCCGAGCATGATTCCACCATCTGTGAGAGAAGTGGCTGCTGTGCCTCCATGAGGGACCGTAACAGGGACATCCAGGTGTAGCGTTACATCTGATCCAGCCCCTGTACTGTTTAATCCAGTATCACCCAGGATAGATAAAACATTAGCTGCTGGAACGGCAGTACCAGAATCCGTTGGGAAGCTAAGAGGAGTAGTAGAAGAGCTTGAGATTTCTACCAGGTTACTGGAGGCTGCTGTTGTAACACCTCCGACACCCTTAATCTGAATCTGATTAGAGGAAGCTGCTGCTGTTCCTGTATTGCCTACAAATAGAGTGGGTATCTCTGGCTGTTCTGTGAGGTCTAAGCTTAGAGTGAGTGTGCTACCTGCACCTGTTGTTACAACACCTGTGCCATCGCCTAAAACATTTACAATGTTTAAAGCAGACATGGCAGAACCAGTATCACCATTGAAAGTAATTGGTAGTGTCGGATCACCTGAAGAATCGAACTTGAAGGTAACAGTGTTTCCGCTTGCTTCCGTTGAAATAGGACCGCCAGATTCACCAACTAGCTCAAGGACGTTCAGTATTGGTACTGCATTACCAGTATCAGCATCAAATCTTGTGGCAATTTGAGGTGTACTAATGACAGGGGTGATGTTTCCGGCTTGACTCATTTTACTGCTTCCTGCTCCAGTAGTGCTTCTCTAGCTTCTTGTATCAATGGTTCTAATGCTTTACATTTTGATATCGCTTCCATCTTTTCTCTCGATAGAGAGAACTTTCCAAGTCTAACGATCACTCGTATGCAAGATTCGATATTCATCAGTCTTTCTTCTACACTTGGAACTCTTGATAAGACATTTTGAAGGTCCATCTCTCTATCATGGATGACATCATTCTTTGCCCACTCTCTACGAACTTGAGTTTCTTCTTCTTCCGAAAGCTGAATGCGCTCTCCGTTGAGTTGCTTGTGTAGTACCATTTTTTATCCTTGCATTTGTGGGAAGTGGATAGGAGGACCGGAAGGTGAGTTTGTCGGTACGGTCCCCGATTGCGGTCCAAAGCCGTTCCCTGTGAGATCTTTAAAATCTGTTGCTACTGTTCCATTTTCCATTAGCGGAATATAACACTTTAAATTGGATGGGAGTGCTATAGGGTTATTTGAAATTTCATTTTGCTCGTCTATGCTAAGAACTTTGTCATATACTTGATAATGTGCAACTTTTCCATCATGATACTCTGTGGTAATAGACCCTCTATACGTGCGCCCTATTGACGTTCTGCTCAAAGTCGGAAAAGAACCAACGTCTGTAGTACCCGTTAACCAGTTAGTTCCATCAACAAATAATTTATGATCGGTTGACGATGCATGAGTTTGACAGACAAAATACCATTTTCCAGTAGATACAGTGTTTGAGGATTCGGTTCCATACTCAACTCCTCCATTTACCCTTATATTCGCTCTTAATTTCCCTGAACTTCTGCTTAATATTCTAATAAAATCATTATTACTAACACCAATATTTCTGAATAGACCAAACGGTACAGCAGCTCCCGGTAAAGTATTCCAATATATCCATCCTAGCTGTGAAACAGGATAGTCTGACAAGGCGCTTGCAACTGAATTTGAATCATTGCTAAATAAATATTCTGTGGAACCGTCAAAATCTTGAGAAGCTGCCATGATTTACGCCCTCGGTATTCTTATATTGAAAGATATCACATCATAATCACCGCTGAGATTTGTAGTCGTTGCAGCACTTCTGTATAGCCTGTAGTAAACCATATTCCCTGCGGTCCAAGCCAGGTTTGTTATAGTCTCAGTGTTGCTAATGATGTCCTGATCGTTTTGTGTAGCACTAATTGACTGATCATCCCAAACTTCTGCACTTCCATAAGAACCAGTAAGTAATCCATCATCTGCCACCTCTACGAAATCAAATGTAAATTTCACATTCTTGGAAGATGCCGCTGTTGTTGCTGAACCTACAATCTCAAAAGTAACACTAGACGCTCCTGCTCCTAAGTCTTCTGGTACTCTAAACGTATTTTGCATGTATTCTGGACCTGTATCATCAAAACTACGAACGAGCATTTCGATAGATCCAAAATCTCGGTAACTAACCGGAGCAAAAGCTGTTGTAGTATTCACTTGGTGAGAAGCAGCTAGACCACCAACTACAACTTCTGGCATTGCCCCACCACCAGACGCTGCTTCCCATGCTGGAACATCAGTAGCTACTGTTAGTACGTAGTTATCTGTACCGATTGGAAGTTTTGCAAGAGTGTTAGCTGATGATGCGTAAAGAATATCTCCCTTAGCAAATGTGGTCTGGCCTGTGCCCCCGTACTCATCTGCTATCGCTGTACCCTGCCAAACGCCTGTTGTAATCGTTCCAACACTAGTAAGTGAAGATGCAACTACCGCTGCACCTAGTGTTGTTGCATTCAATACGTCTGTTCCAGCAATCGCATAAGTGTCTGTGGTGGCAATATCCATACCACCAGAATCCCAAGTACCAGATGGCCCTGTAACAGTACCGGAGCTTACGTCAGTAGCTCCAGCGAATACAACTCCAGTCGCACCTGTCGGTATGCTTATAACCGTAGTATCCGCATCATTTTTTATCGTGACATCAGTTACAGAGCCTTGACCTGTTAGGACGAGACCCTCAGTTGCTGTGTAGCCCATAGCAGCGTTATCTGCTGCTGCTGTATCTGTTGTCGCTTCTACTGTACCGCCAGTGATTACTCCAGTAGTTGTGATTGAACTGGCACCGTTGTCAATAGAGCCGAATCCAGAAGTGATAGAACCTGAATTGAGCGCACCGACCGTTACAAGAGCTGCTGCTGTAGTAAGATTGTCGAGCTGAATCATCGCGTCTTCAACAGTCTGCGTTGTAGTAGCGTCTAACGCATCTACGTTGCTGAGAGTCATTGTTCCGGCTGCGTCAGAGAGTATGTTGACAGCACCGAATGCGAATTTACCGCTTGCTGCTACTGCGAGAGTATCTGTCGATGTATCGAAAGTAAAATCAGTATCCCCTTCGATTATACCGTCAGCCGTCCAAACACCGATTTGACTATCTACAGGAGTTCCTGACTTGTAAACGTCACCAAAGCTTCCCGTTGTAGGGGTAAGATCAATATCCGCATTAGCCATTGTGATTGTGCGAGTAGTAGCCGTAGTGATCCCTGAAGCTTGGAAAGCGATCTGTTTTGTTGTGTCACCATCATCTTGGATGCGGAAAACGTTATCTACAAATTCATTTCCACCTGTTGCACCACCGCCTGCACTGGTAGATGGGAATTGTCCTCTTAGATCTTCATTGTTTTGGACTGTAAATGTTCCACCAGATTCTGACACCGTGAGTCTTGCTAGAAGAAATCCTACACCTGTGAAGTCACTTGGTATTGTAAAGACGTTATATCCATCGTCATCATCTATCGCCTTATTACCATTATTATTGTTGTAAGATCCATCTGGTAGATTGCACATCAATTTGCAATCGCCTGTAGCTTCGTTTACGACTCCCCAGAACACAAGAGAGTACCAATTTCCAGTCATCGAAGCGCCAGTAGAATCGCTGGTTTCTCCTGTGAGATCCCCGACTTTTTTGTACGCTGTTGCACTGTCATTGACAATGTAAACGTCTGAGCCAGTAGACGTATTAAATGCTGGGTATGCGTGATTGTGGAGTTGGAGAACTACACCAGATGCGATAATAACGTCGAAAGTTGCAGCTCCGTCACTGTACGTTGTAGCTGCTCCACTGACCCATGTCGCTTGCTGCTGACGTATCCATAAATTGAGGTGCGATATGTGGCCCATATCATCACTAGATTTAACATGATCTGTCCATGCGTGCATTTTGTATGCACCGTCTGTCTGAAGAGAAGCTGCTGACTGGCAAAGCACTGTAGCAATTGGAGCGTGTTCTGCCGCTGGCCAAGTGGCTGCTGCTGTTAGCGTCTTATTTGACTGCAATAGGTAAACGTAGTTGATCTGTGGGGAAGTATCGGTTCCGGCTGACAGCGGAACAGTATCCGCAGGAGACGTATCCCAGGCGTAGAATCCATCAGAAAAGTTCGCTGTAAGATCACCACCACCACCTAACTCAACCGAGCAAGTAATGGTCGCTCCGTCTGAAGTGACTGTTACAACGGGTGACTCAAGAATTGAGCCGAACCAGCCGTCTCGAGCTGTTGTGTTGAAATCTGTATCTAGTGAGAGCGTAATAGATCCGCTACTATTCGCAACGTCTATTTGCTCACTAGTACCTGTCAGTGTAGCTTTAGCAAGAGTGTTCCCCGTGGTATTTCCGATCAACAATTGTCCATCGGTGTAACTGGTTTGCCCAGATCCCCCTTGGTCAACTGCAATAGTTGTACCTTCCCAAGTGCCAGACGAAATAGTTCCGACAGATGTAAGAGAAGAAGCTGTTACTCCTGCACCTAATGTAGTGGCATTAAGAACTGGTGTTCCGTTTATCTGTAGATCACCGCCAATACTAATATCAATGCTGGCAACTGCCGAAAGGTTATCTGAATCATCGATCAGGATTCCACTGTCTTGGACACCTTTAGCTCCACCATCACCGCGAATGAGAGAGTGGTCAGTCATAATGGCTGATGCTGTAACATCACCAGACGCAATAGCTTGAAAAGTAGGAAGCGCACCAGCACCATTTGAGGTAAGAACATGACCGCTTGTACCTACAGAGGTTACTGATTGCTGGGCTGCTGTCGAAGTAGTACCGCCACAGATAACTGAATAAGCGACATGGCTAGACCTAGCAGTACCTCCGTAAGCGACACCCACATCTGTAGATTGCCAAGTGCCAGACGAGATGGTTCCAACGCTGGTAAGAGATGATGCAACTACTGCATTTCCTAGTGTTGTAGCATTGAGTACGCTAGTACTATTAATCTGAAGATCACCACCAACACTAATATCAATGCTGGCGACTGCTGATAGATTGTCTGAATCATCAATCAAAATTCCGCTGTCTTGAATACCTTTAGCGCCACCGTTACCACGAATAAGAGAGTTGTCGGTTAGATTTGCTGCTGCTGTGACATCTCCAGAACCAGAAACCGTTGTCCATGTGGGTAGAGAAGCTGCGCCTCCTGATGTGAGAACTTGACCGCTTGATCCCAGTCCTCCAACGCTTTGGTGCGCTGCTGTTGCGGTTGCTCCACCGCAGAGTATTGCAAATGCTGATGAGGAACTTCTACCAGATCCTCCATATTCTACAGCGAGATCTGTCGTAATGTTTAGTTCTGTTGCGCTAAGTAAACCAGCATCTGAGATTGTAACAGTGCTATTCTGAATGACAGTGCCATCAGTACCATCCCATCGAACGATGGCTTCGTCTGTGCTAGAACCTGGACCTGTTATTGTTCCAGATCCACCACCTGTTACAGTGAATGTAATGGTGTTTCCACTTGCTGTTGTGGTTAGATTAGCGCCATCACCAACTAAGTAAAGTTCTAACCCAGGTCCAAGTGGTCCTTCTTCTGGTACTGCTGTTGAGTCATCATCAGCAATGAATATCGTTGGTGCTCTTCGGAAGGTTCCTGCCTGGCTCAACTTATTCCACCTTTGCTTTTAGACGTTCAATCCTTGTGAATATGGCTTCGAGTTGTTTTTCGTTGTAAAGCCGCTTTTCTTTGAAAGAATCCATCTCTTCTTTCATGAAATAAAGGCCTTCCTGTAGCTCATTTACAGCAAGTTTCAACGAGATAACATCGTCTTCTTCTCGTGATGGGGATTCTAATATCACTTTTTTAACAGCGACAAGCTTCTTATCGAACCCCATCCGTACTTTATCTAACTCGTATTTTGACAGTTTCTCGTGCTCGACTGCCTCTTTCTCCATAAGAGCCATCTTGCCATGAAGACTCTGTGTCTCTTCCCAATATATGTTTAAATCTTCCGTAACAAGCTGAAGATCTTCTTCTAGGGAGTGGACACATTTGTGATTTTCTTCGCCAAGTCTGCATATCTTACCGTCCAGATGATCCTTATTTCTAAGGTGTTTCTCATTCATCCGATCAATATCAAAAAGCTTGGTCTTTAGGCAAGCAATCTCATCATTAAGTCTGCCAACTTCTTTGCTGTGTGAGTTATTTAATACAGCAACTTGTTCGATAAGGCCATTGACGAGCATATTTGAAGCAAGAACAGAATCGTTATGATTCTTAATCTCTTGCTTCATTAAGGCATCGAATTGCTTGACTATACTATCGCGCTTAAGCATCAACTAAAAACTCTATG